TATCATCGTCAACGACCGTAAATTGGCCTTCGATGACGGGGGCTTGGGCTTCGGCCATAAGTTCGGCCACGACGCTCTCGCGCGTCGCTGGGGACGTGTCAGACATTGTCTCTCGGGGTGGCGTCGCTGCTCAGGGCTTGGCGACTAGGACCGGGGCCTAAGCCTCGGTGGAAAGCTCGGCAATCTGGCCGTTGGCGATGTAGCCGACGATCATCTGACGGGCGGCGTCCACAGCCTGGATCGAGGCGTGAAGGCCGAGAATGTTGGCCGTGTCAGCCGGGGACGTGGCGATCAGTTTGGCAACGATAGCGGCCTTCACCGCGTCCATTGCCGGGTCGAGGATGTCGAGGGCCTGCTTTGCGGCAGCACCGAGGGCGACGGTTTCGGAGGCGTTCATCCGGGTTCACCGCCGACCGTGGCGCCATCGATCTTCTGGCTCTCACTCTCCGCGTTCATGCGGATAGCCGACGCCTTAAGCATGGCCTCTAGCTCAATCTCACGCGCCCGCTGGTCCAACTCCACCTGCGCCACTTCGCGTTTGTGCTGGAGGTCGAACGCGGCCATTTCGCGCTTCATCTGCATGGCCTCCGCGTTCTCCTGACGCTTCAGCAAGGCCCGTTCCTCGGCCTCGGCACGGGCAAGGGCGGACTTCTCTTGAGCAATCGCACGGGCCGTCTCAATGTCAGCCTGTGCGCGTACCTGGGCTAGTTGCGCGTCAGCCATCGCCTGCTGTTGCGCCAGTTCCTGCTTGGCCTGCGCCTCTTGCTGCGCCATCTGGAGCTTGGCTTGAGCCTCCAGCATCGCCGGGTCAGGCTTGGGCTCTTGCGGCTGGCCCTCTTGCTCGGCAGGGTCGGTCAGGAACGGGTCGGCGGACTTGAAGTCGAGACGCTTCTGCGATTCCGACATAAGCGCCAGAGCGCCCCGCGCCGTGTCGTGCAGCGTGTCAGGGTTCAGGCCTTGCGCATTGCGAACGATGCCCGTCCGCTTTTCACCCATCGTGGAGAAATGCTCGATAGCCGAGAGCGTGTCGAAGCTCAGACCACCCGAGGTCAGCGGTACGATGGCGTTGTCCCCCTTGCCCCGAACCGGCACGTTCGGCTCGTTGCGGAGAAGGTCGGAGATCGTCCAATCGTTCGCCTTGTCCATGTTGACATACATTCGCTGGTTCAGGGCGAAATAGCCGCTGTCGAGCGTCATGCGGGTCAGGACGGTGTTGATCTTCTGGATTTCGATCAGGCGGTCGGAGACTGACTCGCCATAGAACTGGTGGGGCACCAGATACGGCGTGATAGCCGCAAACGGCACGTCTGGGTGCTCTTCCTCCTCAAGCATCTGAAGCGAGGAGCCGTCCGTCAGGACGCGGTAACGACCGTCAGGGCCGTCAAGGTAATGCTCGACCACCTCAACGATGCGATGGTCGCCAAGCCCGCCCCGGTCGTCCACGTTCTCGTCAACCCGGTCGCGCGCTTCGGCCACCTGGTTGTCGATGACGCCATAAGCCGGGAGGCTATCGACCAGCGCCGCGTCAATCCCGCGCTTCTTCAGTTGGTAGGCGCGAAGGCGGGTCTTGTGGAAGCAATAGGGGCTTTCCGACAGGCGCACCGTGTCCTTCGATACGCCGAAGTCTTCAGGCGGCACCGCCATAACGCAGGCGCGCCACTTCTCTTTCTTGCGGATGCAGAAGTCCACCGTGCCTTCAGGGTCGTCAATGTCGCCAAGCTCGGACTTCAGTTCGACCCGGTCGCCATGCTTTTGCACCGCCGAGGCAAACTGCATGATCGACTGGTCCTCGAACTCCTCCTCCGGCTCTTCGTACTCCTCACCCCACGCCTTGAAGACGCCGGTCTTGATCGTGACCGCATCCTTGATCGCGCTGTAGAGGTTCAGGAAGCCGGGATTCTCCTCGAAGAAGACGTGCTTGACGTAGTCCGTCTCCTGCTGCGCCGCCTCTTCGTCGTCCTTGCCGACCGGCATGAACGTCGCAATGTCCTCGCCCGTGAAAATCTCGATCAGGTCGGGCATGACCATTTCGATAGCGTCGGCCACATCCGTCGAACACGCCGAGGATCGCCCCGGCAGCGACGGCACGTCATCCATCACGCCCTTGACGTACTGAAGCGCCTTCTCGCGTTGGCTATTCAGTTCGTCCGTGCTGCGGCCTACGGCCCGCGCGAACTCGTCTGCTACAAGGGCGAGACGGTCGGTATTCATCAGGCGTAAGCGATGTTGAGGCCGAGAATGTCCCCGGCGGTCAGGGCCGTAGTGCCGTTGTCAGCCGCAGCGGTCGTCAGGCCGTAGCCAATGCCGAGCGCGAACTGGAAGCCGCCGAGATCAAACTGGAACGGCTTATTTCCATCGCACGCCAAGGTGTAAACGGGCACATCAGTTCCGACCACAGGCGCGGTGGCCTTATCGTACAGCTTGATATAGACAACCGTAGCCCCCGACGCCGCGTTGACCCCGTTAATCTGATACACCCGTCCGGCCCCAGCGCGAACCAGCGTGGCGTTGACGGACGCAGCCGCCGAGGGCAGGCGGGCGGCATTGGTTGCGCCGACGACCGCAATGGGCATCTGGTCGCGGGTGGCTACTGCCATTAGACGGCTCCGTTATGAGACACGGCTAAACAGCGCCGTAGTTCGGAATGGTGAGGATTGGAGCCATCACGCGCGGCTCCTCATAGGTGCTGGCCATCAGGCCAAAGGCGTCAGACCCGTGAGAGGCCCAATCGTGGTTCGGACCCAGCCCAATCCCTCGGGCTTCGTCCTTCTTCTCGTGATAGGCACCGAGCGCATCCAGACCGGCCTGCGTGGTGGCCTGATTGAACCAGCAGCGATCAAACCAACGCCGCACCGCCTCGATCCGCTGTGAAGCGGCTCCACGCCCCTGATTAGGTATCACTCGAACCGAGAAGCCCGCCGACTCCAGCGCGCTTTGATACGATGCGTCGAACACCTTTTCGTGCGACGCCCCGTCATGGGGCAGGAAGCACTCAGCCGCACCGAAGCCCGACTGACGCAACCAGTTGATATGCGTCGCGAGGTCTTGGCCCTGCGCCTCGTAGTAGGCCAGCACCTTGATCTTCTCGCCAATGAACTGGCAAATCCAGATCGCCGTGGCGTCAGCCTTCGCACCAGTGCCGCCGATGTCCCAATAAGCCCGCAAGGCCATCAGGGGGTCTTTGCCGACATCACCAATGCGACCGTCTGACCGGGCCTGCGCCAAAGCCTTGGCGAAGTAAGCACCCTCGGTGACGGCCTCGTAGCCGCCTTCCCATATATGGTCGTACTGATCCGGCTTCATCCGAAGATCGTCCAGTCGCTCTTGCTCAAGCTCGGCGGGGAACCACGGATTGTCAGACCAGTTAGCGCGGACAACGACCGAACCTGTCGGCGTGTCCTCGCCCCGGAGCATCACGTCAACCGGGTCTTTCTTCCGGCGAGGGTTCCATGAGAACCACAGCTCCGAACCCGGCTTGCGGATCGTCGGGCGAAGCAGCGTCAGCGACCGGGGCGACAGCGTCTGGGCTTCCTCAACCCACGCCACGTCAAACCCCTCCAGCGACTTCACCGAGTCCGCCGTGTGGTCCTGCATACCCTGGTAGATGATGATCCCGCCGCCCGGCGTGACCGTGACCGCCTTCTGGCAGTCAAACAGATGACCGAGGCCGTGCGCCGCGATCTTGTCCTCGATCAGCCGCTTGGCCGACTGGTTGAGGTCTTTCTGGACCTCCCGGATACACACGCCCCGGAAGCCCGGCTGGGCCACAGCCTTGGCGACCATCTGGTCGGCAAAGTGGTGCGACTTGCCAGAGCCTCGACCGCCGTAAGCGCCCTTGTAGCGGGTTCTAGCCAACAAAGGCTGGAACACTCGCGCCACGTCAGGGGCGACTATCAACGACCCTCCACTCGATAGCCCCGACCACCTTCATGGCCGGATCATCGTCGTCCCCACCGATCAGCGGTTGTTTCGCCTTGCCGTAGCCTCGGTCGAAAACTTCCTTGATCGCGGAGACCACAGCGGCGTCGCTGTCGCTTTCCTCAATAATCTTCACAAGGCGCTGCATGGCCTTCGGTGTGAACTCTCGGGCGAGGGCCTTAATGTCCGCCGTGGCTTTGTTTGGCGTGCCCTTCTGTCGCCCGCCGGTTTTGATCCCTGCGGCCATCTATCTTCGTCTAGTTTAGACGCTCCCTGTCGCTGCTCTAGGCTTGGCGACTGTGTGGGTTATGTCCGAGCGTTCCCGCCTTGCCTGCTCTCACGCATCCCGAAGGACGCCCGCGCCGCAGGGTGGCTTCTCAGCCTGTAAGGTCGGGTGGTGTCTGCCCCGCTCGGGGTGGGTCCAGCTAAGGAAGGCGCGGTATGAAAGGGGTTAGTCGCCCTGATAGCGCCACGGCAGGATGATGACCGCGTTCACGTCAAGCGCGGGGTCACCGCCAGCGGCCCAGCCATCAGCAATGTTGAGATAGACCGTGTGAGCGCCGTTAGCGGCAATCGCCAGTTCGGTCGTCACGATGGCGTCGGTCTCGGTTCCATCGCAGTCCGTCATGGTCTGGCCGGTCAGGATGTTCTCGAAAGCAGCGGTGCCACCGAGAACGGCGACAGCGCCCGAGGCGATGGTGGTGCCGAGGCCCACGTCGGGGGTGTCAGCCTGAATAGCAGCCGCACCGTTGACCGAGACCTTCAGACGGGCAGGGCCGACGACGCAAGCACCAGCGGGCAGGGTGTAAACCAGCTTGCCGACACCGAGCGAAGCGCCGCCTGCAATAGCCGGGAAGACCGACTGCACGTTGAGGATGGTCGTGTGGTTGTACTTGTCGCCGTACTCACGGGCCGTGACGCCAGAGCCGGGCGAGCCGACGACGCCTTCCAGAAGGAAAGTGTTGTTGCGAGCCATTCGGCCCTCCTATGGATTGTGGGGGTTAGGGGTACGCTTAGAATGTGGTGGGTTGGGCTTGCTGGTCTTGCGGGCTTCCAAGGAGCCCCCCGCCGAGGGCAGCGCCTCCGGTTAGACCCAGCCCGCTTATTCCGTACTTCCGCAGGATTTTGACCAGTTCGTCATTGAAGACGACGTAGTTGGATGAGCCTTCGCCAGCCCCTCGGGAGTTTCCGTCTAGGTAGCGGATGCCGTTGATGCCCTCGCCTTGCAGTCTGTTCGTGGCCGCTGGTCTGGCGTTGGCGTGACTAACCTCACTCGCTCCGAGCATCCGATAAAACTGCTCGCCGGTCAGGGCGTCGCGCGTGGTTCTGTTTCCCGGCAGGTCTATTTGTTCGTCCGGAACAATCCGCGCAGCAGCGGCCCGCGCCGCCTCGCTTTGCTCACTCAACGGCCTGTCCCAATCCAGGAACGTATCTGGATGGGCGTTAATGCCTACTTCGTACATGGAGCCGGGGTTTGGCCTGACGCCGCCCGCGTCTCTCAAAGCCTCCAGTTCCGCTAGGTCGGCTCTCGCCATCGCCACCGTTTGCGGCGGGGAACTCTCGACCGCCCTTCCAAGAACCTCTCTGGCCCTTGCGATTGTCGCCTCTAAGTCCGCGCCGTTCTGGTTGGCGGCAACACGGACATTCATGTGCTGAAGCGACTGCGGATTCCAAACCGTGCCGTCAGGCCGAAGCAGGCCATCACCCGCCAACGTGTCACGATACCCCCGCGCCACGTCCTCGCTCTCAGCAAAGTAAAGGCCGTGGCCGTATGCCTGCGCTCCCTCTCCCGTTCCAATCTTGTCGAGGGAGAACTGATCGAATGAATGGGGCGAGCCGTGATAGGCGCGGATGGGGTAATCAGGCTCAACGGGCGCAACATACGCTTGCGACGCCTCATCCCATTGAGCGTTGGTCGGATAGCCCTCGTCACCCGGAGTAAGTACCCGTGCGCCCGTGTCGTCAGGGTTGGCCGCACGGTAGCGGGCCAGCGCCGACTCCGCGTCCGTCATCAATCCACCAGACGGGGCAGCCTCACGCGCTCCCGTCATCAGCCCGCGACGTGCACCCCGAGAACCCCGACCGATTGCCGGGATGCCTGGAATG